CTGACTTAATTTAGCTACTCCTAATAATTCCTGACGATCATTATACAATCCTACCGTAGTAATATATGTTTTAGGATCGCCTATAAAAGTTGCTTGTGAAATTTGACCAACACTTCCACTTACATATGATGGATTATTTGAAAAGTTATATTCTGCATTTTTAATTCTTACAAAATAATGTGTACTTGTTACTTTTTCTGAGTTACGAGCTTGGAAACCGAATGGATCACTAGTAGCCGAACTTGTTACAAGTGCAGATCCGGAAATAGAATGGAACAATGCAAAGTGATTGTTACCTTCAGAACTTGAACCAGTATTAGTTTGGAATTTAAGTTGTTGATCTAACATTTTACCATCTAGTATCAATGTTCCATAATCTGGGTAAACTAATCCGTAATATACAGGTGCTGTTGGATTAAAAACACCACTATTTATTGAACCAGAAACAATGTTATAAACCATGCCAGCTCCAACTTGAGTTCCCTGAGAGATTGATGAATCATCAATCAATGTAGTAATTATAGTTGAACTTGAAACTGCTACAGAACCCGTTGCGTTCAATGGTCTAGATCCAGAAATTTGTCGTAATGGTAATTCAAAATTACCAACATCTAATTTTTCTTTAACACGATTACGTTTAAAGTTAACAACATAAATTGAATCAGTACTACCAGATCCAGCAGTTGTAAAACGAGTATCTGTTGCATTAAGTAATAATTGACGATACTGTGAATAGATTGCTTTACTTGGAGAATCGTTAAGTTGTCCTTGAGAATCAGAACCACTACCTAACGCATTTCCATATGCCAATGAAAACTGAGTTACAGATCCATCTGCTGCAGGATCAGCTTGTAAAACATCAATATAATATCTACGTTGAGATGTTGTCGCCGTTGATGATGTAAAATAAGTAGTTAAACTTGCTACATTATCACTCCATAATCCGCCAGTTACAACCTCCGTTTGATTTGATATAATATCATTCACGGTATCAAACTTTGTAAATACACGGCCGTTTCTTGTCAACATTTGACTTTGTTGCATATCTGCAACCATTTGATCTGCTAATTGTTGAGCTAATTGCTGAACTTGATCATTAACCGCCGCTGTTGTGTTTGCTGTAGCAGCCTGCAGAGCTGCAGTTATAGCTGGTGTAGAAATTGCCGTAAGATTACCAGCAGCACCAGCCGTTCTAGTAGACCCTAGTGATGATATTCTACTTGGAGTAATACCATGGCGTGGTTGATTTTTTAATTGATTTATCACTGTTGATGTATTCATGTTCTTACCTATTAAATAGTCGCAGTAGTTGCTTGGTTAACTGTTAAATTAATTGTAACACTACCACCTGTTTCATTTGCAATAATAGTAATCGAAGCAGTTTTACTAGACAGCAACTGTGTTTTAGCAACAACACGGAATTCAAATCCTGCTACTGCAACACTTTGTGCATCTTCATTATCACCAATAAATCTAGGAGTCGTCGGAAGGGTTGAATTCTGTAATGCTCTAGTAACTTGTATATCAGCCACCGTAGAATCAGACAAAATTGCCGTGTATCCTAAATTTGCATTACCGCCTTGGAAGTTACTTGTATTAGGAGCAATAATTGCACTGTCGCCTGGAGCTGCCAATGTAATCAATGTATTACCTACAGTAATTACTGGTATATTTGTTGTTTGTTTAGGCAACGTGATTAACTTGTATTTTAATGCTTGAGTTTCATCAGGAATTGCTTCAGTTATTGGCATATTTTCAATAATAGTACCATAATAATTTGTTCCTAGTGGATGATCTGGATTCCATAATGAATAATCAATTTCATCATCACCTACTGCAAACTGTGTAATACTAAATGCACTACCTCCTTTTGCTAGCAATTCACGTCCTTTTAATGTTAGTATAGCGTCAATCGTTACCGACGTATTATCTAAATATCCCATATTGTTTTAACCTTATTTTATATAAATATACATGTTATTAATTTTGGTGTTAAACTAACACAAAACTTCCTTGGTCTCCTGCTGTCTGATACATTAGTTGATTTGGATTGCTAGTAAACCATTCTGCTACCGGGCCACCATCTATTGTTTGCGTTGATGCAATATTAAATCCTGGACTAGACATTTGCGAACCAGCATATCTTTGATTGCTAATACCGGTTGGTAAATAATCTGACACATCAGATAATGTTGATCCTGATACATATTGGTATGTTGATGGCACGCCTGTTATATAAATTGGTTGTACGGCATCACTTAACCAATATGGCGATGACGCAGTAATCCACGTAGACCCGGAATATAATAAATATTCATATGAATATATCGCACTATCATATTTAGCTGCATTTGACGCCGTTAAATATAATTGCCATTGATTATCGTCAATTGCATTGATATCCATAATAACATCATTGAAACTGCCAGCATAATAAAAATAATCTCCTGATGCTGTTGGTTGAGTGTTTTGAATTTCAGTTAAATAACTTGAATCATACGGCTTAAATATTGGTAGTATAGTATCTTTGCTTCGTTCTAATACATTTGGCTTAATTAATATTCCAAGAAGCTTATCAGTACGGGCTGGCAGTAATTGTTCTAATTGTTTAAAAAATGATAAATCAAACAATGTAAACATGTTTATATATGCATTGATATCATTTTTAGTATCATACTTTTTCCAATACGACTGTGCGAAGTGAATTAAATCTGGATATGATTTTGCATTCAAATTGCCCGGGTCACCGATATAATCATCTAGTGCAGTAAATCCAAACTGCGCAAATACATCTTCATCAATCATTGTTTGTGGTGAAAAGTATATGCCTAATTTTTTACTATCTAGAGGTGCTTTATCAAATTGACTGCGTTCAGCTCTAGTTTTAACATCCAATGATCCAACTAAATTGTTTGATTCTAAACGAACTTTGTTGTCATCAAATGTACCAGCCCCTAATGAAATTGCATCATAATAATATGTTTCTTCAATTGAATCATACGGTGTACTAGTACTCCAACTAGCAAACGATGCTGATGATATTGTAGATGGTTTAGGCTGCACTCCAACCAATGAACCAGTTAATGTATGATTAATTTTTTGTGTTAATGGTACTCGAAATATTAGTTCATCATATGAATTAACATTGCCGTCATATGCTGCTGGCGCTTTAACATGATTATTAAATGATGAATCTTGCAAACTGCTTGACCACAATCTTAATTCTTGTAACTGACCTACTAATCTAGAAGCACCGGCACTTGTTCCACCCAATGTAACAACGCCATTAGTTGCAAATGATGCAGTTGCTGATGCAGATACTGCTGCTACAATTTTACCGTATTTAGATTTTTTAGTTACAACATCTAGATTAGTTCCATTAGTTCTCAATACGGCTGTTAACCAACCGCCATCAAACATTTCAATATCGGTAGAGCCTGTACCATTAATTTGTATAGTACCTAATGTACCACTAGTATAATCTAAAGTTACTACATTTGAACCTACTGTAAATAATGTCATTGTACTAGGAATAGTAGGAGTAGTAACGACATCAGCTGTTCGATATCTCAATTCAATTGAATTAATTGACTGCGAATAATTAACCTGTACAGTACCGGCGGTATTTGTAATTAAATCTAATGCATAATCAAAATTCAATTTTTCATATACCGGCGCTCTATCAATTCTAGGTCCACCATATTCATTGATTGATATCATTGATTGTGGTATTCCATAACATGATAATAATGCTTGAACACTACGCTTAGTACCTTTACTTTTCAATAGGTATGGTAAATTATTTACAATTCTTCTCCAAACCGTATAAGTCATATTTTGACTAGATACAGATGGATCGCCAACCGAATTAGATCCAGTTAACGGCGTGCCTGATTCATTTGTTCCTAATACATATTGCCATAATTCGTGATTCTGATGACCATCAGTTAGGTTCCAACCAAATTGCTTAGCAACCGAATATAATAATTCATTTGGCATTCCTAATTTAGGATTTTCTTCGCGTTTATTGACCTTAGTCATATGATTGATATATGTATACAAAATATCATAATGATGACCTAACATGTTAACAAATGTAGCTAATTGAATGTTATTTTCATCATAACGAATATATTCTGGAACTGCGTATATCAATGCGTTTGCATTTAAACTATCATATAATGATGCTGTTGCATATAAATTGTCATACCATGTAACAAATTGAGGGCTAGTACTATTAGCTAATGAATATGGTACTGTTGAATTTGTTTTTGGCGTCGGCGTTATGTAGCTTCCTGTTACTGAAGGAACCGACGGCGATTCATGTGGTATTGGATTTGATGTTAATATCGACGATGATTGATAATATAAAAATTGTTCGAACGCATCAAATCCGCCTATCAAATTGGTTTTCGTAGTAGCATAATCCGCTGCATTAGTTGCAGCAACACTTCCGGATAATTGTGATATTACTATACTTTGTGATGTATAATATTCTAATAAACCTAATTTGTATTTGAAATTTTCTAGACGTTCAACAGCTGAACTATAAAAAATAAAATTATTAAAATCAGAATAATCAATGTTTAATTTAACTCCAGCTAAACTTCCGGAAAAATATGCATCGACAACCTGTTGTGAAGTTTGTACAGATGATCCTAATAAATCATTCCAATTTTTTAAATCGGTTTCTGTTGATGTATTATATGTAGCAGTTGCTTGCCAATTTGGATTAGCTAATCGATTAAATTGTGTAGCAGTATATACCGGATAAATTACTACAGTATCAATGTACGGATCTTTTTCTTCTCTAACAACCCAACATTTAAAATCAACATCATATGTGTTTGGTAATGGCTCTGCTAATTTTACGTATAAGTATTCTCCAATTACAACACTATTAATAAATAATACATTTTGATTTCTACTGAAATTTAACAAGTATGATTTATAATATGTAGATGATGTTTGATTAACTGTGTTAATATATGATGCAATTTGTTCTAAAAATTGAGGATTAGTAGCATCAATTGCACGTAATCGAACTTCAGTACGATCTGGAGATATCTCATCAATTGTTAAAAATTGTTGTTCATAGTTACCAATTAAATTTTCAAAGAAATTAACAATGATGCGGAAGTTGCCAGCATTTAATTGTAATTGATTAAATTCATTGTATAAGTCAATAGCAACCGGCTGACTAGGCAATGTAATTAACTGATTGGTATTTTTATCTCGATATTCTGGAATCTTTTGTACAACTTGTATTTTGTGATTTCCAGTAAGCCAAGTATCGCCAGAATAAACATGCAACTCAATTCTAGATTCATTAGTTTGCTGAACTAATTTTGGAATCTGTTTAACGCGCTCATTTGCATTGTAACTCAAAAGACTAGTTTTTAAAATAGGCAGTCTGGTTGCAGATACAGATTTAGCTGTATTATTAATTTGCTCGATATTTTTATATTGTGTTAACATTGTATCAAATTTCCTGATTCCAATCATCTACATTTTTAGATGCATCGGTAATTACCCAATATGTTTGGTCCGCGTCAACTACATGTCCTGTTTGTTGAACTCCCATTCCGATACTAAATTTGTCGCCTAGCTCAAATGAGTCATTAGCAATAATTAAATCTAATTCAGTATCTCGAAATTCGCCAAATTCGATTCTACTAGATGGCGATGTAAATACTTTATACTTCGTATTGAGAGGTGTATTCGGCCCAGCTTTAATTACAGAAAATATAGCTCCTCCGGATATACCGGTACCAGCGTATAGCTGATTTAAAAATACATGATGTATTTTAACTCTGAAACGTAAATCAGCTCCGCTATTTTTTATTTCTTTAGTAATAGTATATTTGTTAGTCTCAGATTGAATTGCACCATCAACAACTACATCCATTAACGTTCCAGTTATTGTAGCTCTGTCTGGATCAATTGCATCAGGATCAATTTCATAATTCTGAGATGGTTTGTATCGAGCATATATTGGATCTGTATCTATCGCTAAATCTATATTCAAATCTAAATCAAGATTAACACTGCTGGTAGTAGCAATAATTGATACTGGGAATTTATAATATTGAAAGGCTGTATCTAAAGCTCGTATAATCGAAGTAGTCGTAATTTGTTCGGCTACCGGGTTTATAATTAATAATGGATTGTCAGATCCAGATTCTGTTAATATAATATTGCCAGCTGCATCACGTGGAATTATATCATCATTATCTGAAATATAATTAATTCCATTAACTTGATATTGAGCTTGTTGAGCCCCGGTAATTGGATCTATATCGTTTGTATTATATGTATCTGCCATTATCTAACTACTTTAAAATAAATTTGGTCATCGATATACTGTTCTGTAAATCCATCTTTGATTTTAAATTCTAAACGATAATATCGTTCTGGCATGAAGCCATTCATATCAAGATAAATGTAATTACTAGTACTATCGCAACTTACTTTATTATAAATATCATTATACGGAATTATAGCCTCATCTGTTGCGGCATCGAAAACTGCATAATAAGTAGTATTAGGAAGATAATTAACTGTTTGTGTAGGAAATAAATTTGTAGGAGATTTTCTAGGATATTTATCACGTGAATAAATACGTATTTTTGCAATCTCATTATCTTTATATTGCGGTTTAACAGCGTTATATATTACGAATGACTCTAAGTTAACCGCAGCTAGCGAACCCGTTGTAAATGCACTATTATCGAAGTACATAGTTAATCTAGGCACATAGATAGTATGTGTATCACGACTAAAATATCTAATAGTGCCGGTTACTGCATCATTAGCTTCATCAGCATCAGACATTTGCAATAAAAATCCGTAATTAGGAATTGAAGCGCCTCCACTACCACTCATCCAAATTTTCACAGCATCAGTCACATCCATGTTAATGTCGGTTGTACGATATGAAAAGGACTCTGATGTAATTAGACCAGCGGATGAACTCATCGATGCTGATTGATACATCCACGATCCGCCAGCACCACTTCCAGAGATATACAATGTGCTAGTTCCAATTTGTTGATTTTGACTTGAAGAAATCCAAGCAGTCCCAGAAATTGGACTATCCCATGTAACTCCATCAGTTGTATATGATGCTTGAGTGCCAGTACCATTAATCCAATTCTGTGCAGCTAATTTGGCAAACACGGAATAGTCTGCCGGCAAGTTTTTTGCATGAGTAGTATATAATTGCAACATAAATTTACAATCATTAATTGTTTTTCCGTATGTTGCTAAAGATGCAGATATCTCAACTATATCGAATTTAATAAGACTTCGAGACTTCAGCAATGTAGCACCGTCGGTACCAAGTTGTTTACCAATTTGTAATACCTCATCTAATCCTGTATTATACGTTGGACTTGATTCATACAACGTTGCATCTTTTTCTGCATAAAATATTCTAAACATTTATTTTCCTTAATAGTTTACTACTCGACCTTTAATGTCTTGTGTTGGAAATTTAACTTCAAAAATACTAGGATCTAATGATGGATAAATAATTCCATTTTTTGTGGCTGATGCTAAATCATAAGCATTACCTGAATAATTTAGTGCGGTATCATACAAATTATCAAATGTGACATTTACAACTGATTGAACACCTTTGACATTAGCAATTAAATTTGTTACATCTGATTTTACAACTGGTTGATTAATTTGCCATTTATCAACATCGAAATAAGATCGTAAATCATTGATACATTTCAATAAAACTTCGTTGCTATTATAGTTAGATAGTACTGTAATTTCAAATTTAATTCCTATGTTAATAATGAATGCATCTTTAATATTAATTGCATCAGTTAACATTCTATAATAATTAATGTATGTTTTTAAATTTTCTTTGATGGCTTGATTTAATGCAACCAATTGTTTTGATGCATTGAAGCCTAAAACATACATGTTCATTGCAAATGGATTAGGTATTCTAGATTCCTGAAAATCTTGCTGAGCAATTTGATCATCTGGAACAATATATGCTTTTGCAACACTACCAAATTTTGATGGCATTGAATATGCACGAACAATATAATCTTCTCGTGTTACTAAACGATTCTGTGATGCAAAATTTGCTAATGCATTATTTTTAATGTCTTGCAATGTATCTGCCGTTTTAGAACCCATCGCTGCATCTGGATTAGATGTTGCAACTGTATTTTTAATAAAATTAACGGTACCGGCATTAGTAGTAGCATTAATATCATCATCAAATTCAATAAAACTAATATCAGACAACACACTAGGTGGTACATTATCAGCAATACCATTACCTATAGTATATGTAACTGTTAATGTAGTATTTGACGGAGCTTGTCCATAGGTTCTAGTATATAAAAAATTTGATGGATCTATATCCACATCTAAATTTCTTCTAAATCCGGCTAAACCATTACCGACATTGTCCGGATTAGGAATAATTTCTTCATCATTGTTATCTGATATACCTGACCCAAATTGTAATTCTAAACGATTATCACTACGCAATCTAGTTATAAAACGTTTTGATGTTTTTCTCAATTTTAATAAGCTAGGAGATGATGACCGATATGTAGCTAGGTCTGGATCATTTTCTGCTAAATTAGTAACAGCTTCAAAAATAGTATCCTGGGCCAAATAAGGAACTTCATACCAACCATCGCCATCTGATTCAGTAACTGAGATAATTTCAATAATATTTGAATCTGGCAAAACTATCTTATCATACGGTACCGGTGTATTAAATGGGAAGTTTGCCGTTTTAATTTCGCCTGATACCGCACGAGCTGATTTTTTTAACAAATAATAAATCGGCATTAATGTCGTATCATTACTTTCATATATAGTAACTTCTGTAGAATCAATGGAAGATGAATATGTGAAATCAATAGAATCTAATGTTCTA